CCCATATTTCGATACCATTGTTCAATTTGATTGAAAGGATTTAATGGTTCCCACATTTCTTCATCGTCCTCTTGTGCCATGATTCGATCTTCTACTTCTTTACATTGTACATCCAAATTTTTTTTACAACACTTACATGTTTTAGGATCATCCATATGCTCACACAATTGCAAATCATAAAATTGTTCAGTTTGATTCACAAATCCTTTTTGTTGTTGGAAAAACAATGCAGAATCACGACGAATATAATCAATGACATCTCTGATTGAAGCGTTCTTTTTGATACATACAAATTGAAAGTTATCAGCTCCTTTTTGTGTGCGAATGATCTTGATGACTTGAATATCAATTAACCATGCATCAGGAATCATGACATCCTTCAAGCGTTCAGTTTTGATTCCTCCTGTTTCAGAGTCAATCCAATCGTCACGCAATCGCACATCAAGATGAACATTGAAACGTCGCAAAATTGAAGCTGGTTCATTCGAGAAAACATTTGCCAGCAAGTGCTTGACATTTGTTGTGACACTCACAATTTTAGGTCTGATCATTACATTTCCTTTCAATTCAGCAATTGGACTCAATGCCGCTTTTGGAACATTATTTAGAAAATCAATAATCTTTGCTGTTGGAGAAAATTCATATTTATCAGCTTTTGTATTACCAAAATCATCCATTGTGACTGCTTGATGAAATGTTCGATACTCCGATTGAAATGGATCACTATCATTTAGGGTGACTACATGTTCCTTTCCACTTGGAAATCCATTTGACTGCAATCCAACTTTGACTAAGATGGTGTTGATCAGCGTTTTTCCTACAGCTGATCCGCCGAAAATACAAATACCATATGGTTTTTCTCGTACTGGCGATGCTTTTTGCAACAGAACCAATTTCGAACGCATCTTTTTCAAAATAACAAGACGATTTGTCAAAACAGTTTTTGCTGCTGGATTTTTCTCAACTGATATCATTGTGATAGTTTTCATAATCAAAGCTTCCAATCGCTCTTCAAAATCAGCTTCACCATTAATACTTTCAGTTTTAAGATCAGCTAATCTTCCTGTTTCCAAAAGGGTGTCACACGAAATCAATAAAGAATATTCTTGCTCGTACTTAGCTGTTTCTTCATCATCGTACATCAATAAAGACAAATCTCCCTTAGCAAAAGCAAGGTATCCTCTTTCGACAAAAAATGCAATCGTCTCAACAACCATTTCAAAGAAATCAATTGATTGTTTCTGAACATCCCAAGCACGAGCTCGGAATAATTCAATTGTTCCAATTGCAATTGGCGTATCTTGCAAATTACCAATTCCAAATGTTGCGAGAATATTGATTAATTGAACAAAATTTTTGGCAAAAGCACCATGCCTAAATTTTTTCCAATCGAGTACACATTGTTTCATTTCTCGAATCTTGTCTTCTGCTGACATTGTTGGTTCTACTTCATCACCTTGAGCTTGCGGTGATGGCTTGTCATCTTGGAAAATTTTATTGATGACACCTGTTAGTGTTTTCAACATCGATTTAGTGTAAAACGTGCGAGCATATAGTTGAATTGCTGCAACTGCCCCGACCACATTTTCGACATTTGAAAGTGCCAACATTAAAGACATGATATCTTCAATGCGGCACAGGACTGTTTCCAATAAGTCCGTTGATTGTGAACCATATTGCAGTGTCGATTTTAATTGCTCAAATGACTCATGCAAATTTTTGGCTTGTTCAATTTGACGACCAACATTGTTTTTGTGGTGATTCAATGCTTCAAACAAACCATGCGGTTCATAAAATTTCGACAATTTAGCATCGCGTCTCCTTTGAATTGCTATTTGTCTCATCTTCTTTTTGCTCCGATCTTTTAACTGCGGAGCAGTTTTCCTATCGCCTTTTCTGGTGTAAGCACCAGTACTCTTTTGTGTTTTGTTGTCCTTCATATTTAAACTTCTTCTCATTCATATATTAGGATAAGGTTAAAGACTCAAGTCGTGTACGATTGTAAACGACTCGAGCAACTTCAACCATAAAAGGTTTGAAAATGCTCAAGTTGTTTCCATAGACTTACTACCTCCATGTATCCACTAGGTTTATGACTCTGCGCTCAAATCGATTTATAATTTTCGAGAGCAATACAGCGTTTTTCTGACCACGTTGTGGGGAGTTTGGTTCTATGAATGTTCGTCCGAACTCGGAGTGGTGGTTAAACCCCTCCTTTGGTTTGCCTTGTTTTCATTTTGTTCCTGTATTCTAATTGGCTCAGGAATCAGAACACCCGCCTTCAGGTCTTATTGACGGGACTGACTGTTTATGTGCCTACGTTAATTACGTATAGTTCTCCTAGATTTCGTATTCCGCCTAGGTGATCAGTATTGGGCGGTTTTGGCTCACATCTTATTTAACGACTGATCGAGCTCACAGTCATTTAAGGGTATACTAACACTCAGCACCCTACGTTTCCTTGAATTATGCAATTCAAGACATGGATTATTACTACAGTGTAACTTACCATCGTTTTGATTTTTCACACACTTGAATCTTATTTTTATAGTGTTTTTCATTCAAGTTTTAACATATATAGGGGTTGTTGTCAGGTAGTCAATCTGACATACTTACATAAAATGTTCGCATCTAGTTTTTGATAACATGTTGTATGCTAAGAGCATATGAACATCTTCTAATAGACAATGGTATGTTGTCTAACAGAAGCTTCTATCTCTTAACACACAATTGTCTCAATATAAAGACAC